CGGGTCGTCAACCGGCGGCGGCGGCGGCCGGTAGCCGGGGTCCCGCATCCGGTCCAGCACCGCGTCCAGGATCTGCGGCAGCTGCGGGTCCAGCAGCCCGGACCGGATCAGCAGCAGCAGCTCCAACGCCTTGTGCCGGACCAGCTCGGCGTCGGTCACGGCAGCGGCGCGGCCGGGTCGCCGTCCGGCTGGATCTGGCAGGCATACCTGATGTGGTTCAGCTGCCCCTGGTCCACCTCGGTCACCTGGTCGGCGTAGGTGCCGGCCAACTGGTTCGACGCCAAATTGTCCGGGTTGTCCACGTAGAAGAACCGGCGGCCGGTCACGCTGGCCGCGTAGATCTTCCCGTCGCCACCGGCGATCCTGAGCAGCTGCATCACGTCGTCATCCACCTTCACTGGTTCGGGTTCGGGTTCCGGCGGCGGGCCGCCGCCGGGCAGCGCCGCGGCCACCCGGGCCAGGTCGGCCGGGTCGACCTGGATCTCAAAATGCATCTCGTCATACCCGCGGAGCCACCCCACCGACCCCTGCACCTCATCCAGAATGGCGTAGATCTGGCCCTCCTGAGCGTCCGTGAACGTCCCAGACGCGCCGTAGCCGTGATCCGGGGCGTTCCAGTCGATCGCCGTCCCGGACGCGTGACAGGACAACTGGGACGGGTTCGACGTATTCGCCTTATAGGTGAACCCCCAGCACCAGCCGCCCACGATGGGTTCCACCCTGGCGTCCAGCTGCCGGGCCACGTAGCCCAGCACGGTGGCCACGTCACCGGCCTTCGCGCCGCCCGGGAACCACTCGTTACTGACGACGCCGATCGCCGCCTTGTCCGGGCTGGCCGGCCACCCGTTGTAGGACTCAGCCATGTTCGCGCCGCCATTCCAGCAGCCGGTCCCGGGCGATCCGGGCCGCCACCGCCAGCGGCAGCACCGGGCGGGGCGTGTCGGTGTGCGGCGGCGGGTCCTCGGCGCGGGGTTCGGTGCGGCGCGGCACCGGCCAGGTCGGGTCGTGCAGCGTGCTCATCGGGTTACCCTCCCAGGCATGCGGAATCGGGTGGAGACCATCGCCGGGTCGGCGGCGCTACTGCTGCTGGGCGGAGTGTTCGCCCTGGCCAACGCGGTCACGGTGATCAGCCGCCGACCGGGTTCGGGTCGCCCCAGGCCAGGAACGTGACCCCGGCGGTGCCGATGAAGTAGTCGGCGTAGTACTGGCCGCCGCCGGCGTCGATGTTCAGCTTCGGGTCGGACGCCCCGATGTAGATCTTGTTCCAATAGGCCTGGTCGGTGCCGGGCCGTTCCCACGACGGGTACACGTACAGCAGGGTGGAATCGGTGCGGCCGCCGGACCAGGCGTGCCGGCTGAACACCGCACCCCGCAGGATCCTGATGGTCGGCAGCGCCACGGTCTGGTACACCGGGTTCCGGGCGAAGGTCAGGTTCCCGGTCCAGGCGGCGAACACCACGGTGGCGTTGCCGGACGCCTTCTGCACCTTCGCGTCGATGTCGGCGGCCAGGTTCTGCAGGTAGGCGGGGATGTCGTAAACCGGGTCGGTACCGGCGGGGTACCGCAACCCGTTGGCGGTGACCCCGGCCAGCGGTTCCGGCGCCGGCAGCTGCTGCGGGTCGGTCATTTCGGGGTCCCCCAGGAGTAGAAACATAGCTGCACGTTCTGGTTCGTCAGCGGGGTGCGCGCCTGCGAGTAGCACCGCACCCACAGGGTGTCCGCCGGTGCCCCGGCCAGGATCACGGTGATCGGCACGGTCAGCTGCACCCACAACGGCGGCGCGGTCTGGTTCAGGAACACCGGGCAAACGATGGCCTGCACGTTGGTGATCCGGGAGAACACCTGGACGACGTCGCCGTTGGCGTTGGTGGTGTAGTGCCCGGTGACCACCTGCACGCCCAGGCCGGGGAGCTTGGGGTCCGCCCAGTCCGCAAAGGCCTTCACCTCGGCGGCGAAGTCGCCCAGCTTCTCGGTGGGCAGCGGGTACCCGGGGTAAGTCACTTGGACCCCGTGAAGCAGTAGTCGAAAACGACGCCGCCGGTCAGCGGCAGTCCGTCCATCCCGTAGCTGTCGGCCCACACGGCGCCGGGGTCCGGCGGCACCCCGCGCAGCACGAACAGCCCGGCGGCCACCGGGTTGGCGGTGCCGTGGGTGCCGCATTGCAGGTGGTAGTACCAGAGCGTGGTCAGCGTCCCGAAGGCCACGTTGAAATCGCCGTTGGCGTTGGTGGTGGCGGACGCGGTGCCCCACACCCGGCCGGGGACGGCCAGCAACTGCGACGCCTTGTCGGTCAGCGCCTTCAGGTGCACGGCGGCGTCGGCCAGCGGGTCGGTGGGTTCCGGGTAGGGCAGGCCCAGCGGGGTGGCGCCACGCTGCGCCGGGCCCGGCCACTGCGCGGTGGTGACCGCCGACGTGCCGGGGCCGCCGGCGGCCGGGTCGGCCCGCTCGACGACCCGGTCCGCCATGGTCGTCACGGCCCCACGCCGATCATGTCCAGGTACCGCACCGACCGGTCCACGTCCACGTACCGCACCGCCTCGTCCACCTGGTCAAACGTGATCGACGTGCCCAGCCCGGTGGCCGGGGAGCAGAGCAGCGACAGCAGCCACCGGCCGCCGTCGAACCGGTAGGTGCCGCCCTCCACATACAAGGACACCGCCGCCCCGGTCGGCGTCCAGTACGGCATCCCGGACAGCGACAGCGCCAGCCCCGGCCGGGCGGTGTTGGACAGCAGCTTCGCGGCCAGGTCCAGCGTCGCCGCGTCCAGCGCGACGGTGTCGGCCAGGTCCCAGGTCAGCCCGGCGGCCCGCCACTGCGGCGTCGTCGGGTGCGCCGCCAGGATCCCGGACGCCACCGTGGAGGCGTCCGCCGACGTGGTCAGGATGGTGGACACCGACACGCCGCGGGCCCCGTGGGTGGTCTCGGCGGCGGTGTCCTGCACCAGCACCGACCGCTCGGTGGTGCCCGGGCTGGTGGTCTGGTCCAGCCACCTGACGGTGGCCCTGGTGATCAGGTCGGTCACCGCCCGCCCCCACACCACCGGGTCCCGCAGCACCTGGCACGCGGGCAGCGGGTACCCGTTGCCGCCCGGCACGATCGCCGGGTGCCACTTCCCGGTCCCCGGGTCCTTCACGAACCGGACCAGCGACGCCCTGGCCCACGGGTCCTCAAACCGGAACGCGGTGGTGGTGGCGTCGATCACGGCGGCCCACAGCACCCCACCGGCGGACGCTGCCAAATCGTTCAGCAGCCCGGCGGCGGCCTGCCGGTCGACGTCCATCCTGGACACCGGCAGCGGGGCCAGCCGGGCCGCGACGGTCAGCCCGGCGGTGGACACCCCGACCGCGGCCAGGATCCGCTGCGCCCGGGCCGTCAGGGTCTGCGCCGCCCACGGTTCGGCGCCGACGAACCTGTTGGCCAGGTCGGCCATCGTGTCGGCCACCGCGACCTGGCAGGACCCGGCGCCGGCACCGGGGTCCCAGGCGGCGGCCAGGTCGGTGACCCGGCCGCCGTACACCAGCTGCCGGGTGCCGCCCGGGATGGCCGCGTACACCGCGACGGTCGACCCCAGCTTCACGGTGTCGTCAAACCGGACGGTGCCGCCCGGCGGGTCCAGCACGGTGAACGTGCACTGCGCCGGCTGCGGCTGGTCCAGGGTGGTCTCCCGGCCCCAGACGATGGTCAGCCCGGTGACCGCGAACGGGTTCGCCGGGTCCTCACCGGGGGTGGACCCGTCGGGGTAGCGGACACCATCGATCCACAGTTCACACGTGGCCAGCAGCTGCGGCATCAGACCCGGACCCCACCGATGCGGCGGTCCTGGGACAGCAGGAGCCGCTGGATCTGCCGGGCGGTGCTGACCGGGTCGATCGCACCCGACACGTTGACGGTGATGTGACTGCCGCCGCCGCCGGCCCGGCCGCGGCGGCTGGTCAGCCGGGGCGCCACCCCGACCAGCGACGGGGACGCCGCGTAGGCGTAGGCGGCGGACGGCGCCGGCCCGGACTTACCGAACAGGCCACCGATGACGGGGATGCTGGTCAGCAGCTTCTTGAACCATTCGATGGCCTCCTTCACCTTTTTGATGACCCAGTCGATGGAGGTGGTGACCGCGGTCTTGATGGCGTTGAACGCCTTCACCGCACCGGCGGACACGGTGTCCCAGTTCTTGACCAGCAGCACGATGATGGCGACGACGGCGGCGATGGCGGCGATGACGATGGTGATCGGGGAGGTGAGGACGGCCATCGCCACGCCGAACGCGGTGGTGGCGGCGGCGCCGATGCCGGCGGCGGCGGACCAGGCGGCGGTGGCGGCGGTGGCCACCGCGGTGGCGGCGGAGGCGATCGCCATCGCGGCGTTCACGGCCAGCACCGCGACGGCCAGCCCGGCGATCACCGCGGCGATGGTGGTGACCAGCGGGACGTGTTGGGAGATCCAGTCGCCGAACTTGGTCAGCCACTCCAGCACGGTGGTGATCGCCGGGAGCAGCTGCTCCCCGAGGGCGGCGGCGGTGTCCTTGAACTTCGCCTCGGCGATGGCCTGCGACCCGGCGGCGGTGTCCGATTCTTTCGCGAAGTTCCCGGCGGCGGCGGCGGAGCCGTCCATCGCCAGCGTGTAGATCGCGTTGGCCTGCGCGGCGGCCTCGCTGGCGAAGGTCTGCCCGGCGGCGGCCTCCTTGGCGATCTCCGCCTCCACCGCGGCGCCGGAGATCGACGGGATGAGCCGTTGCAGGGAGTCGTACTCACCGCGGAACGCGCTGGTGAGGGCCTCGGTGGCCTGGGTGGTGGTGCCGCCGAACACCGACGCGAGGTCGGCGGCCCTGGTGATCAGCGCGCCGGTCTGCGCGGTGGCCTGGTCCAGCGGCACGCCCATGCCGGTGAGGGCGCCGCCGATCCCGGCGGCCAGGGTCTGGTACTCGGCGCCGGCCAGCCCGACGGACTCCGCGCTGGTCTTGGCCCACTCGTGAATGGTCCCGGCGGAGGTCTTGAACACCGCGTCCACGCCGCCGGAGGCCTGCTGCAGGTCGCTGGCGGCCTTCGCGGCGCCCAGGGCCAGCCCGGCGATCGAACCGAGGGCGATCCCGGCCGGTGCGGCCAGGCCCTTCATGGCGCCGCCGAAGGTGTCGAACTTCCCGGCGGCGTCGTTCATGTCCCGGGCGGCGTCCCGGGCATTTACCGCCATGTCGATGATGACGCTGACGCGGCCCACAGCTGCTCCCTACCGTTTCCTGTGCCGGGCTGCCTCGATGGCGGCGGCCCGCTGCGCGAAGATGTCCAGCACGGTGGCCAGCATCTCGTCCGGCTCGGCCAGCCACGCGGACGGCGTGGTGTTGGTGGCCACCGCCAGCTCGGCGATCAGCCGGTGCCGGGTGCCGGCCGGGTAGGGTCCACCGGCTCGCCGTCGGCCTGCGACACCTGCAACGCCAGCCGCGGCCCGTTCTCGGCGAACTCCTCCCACAGCAGGTCCGGCGGGATGTGGCCCTCGCGTTGCCCGGCCCGCCAGGCCAGGAACGTCAGCCACCGCATCGGTGATTCGGACGGGCCGGCCCACTTGTGTTTGGTGGCGGTGGACTCGAACCGCAGCAGGTCCGGGTTCAGGGTCTGGGCGTCCCATTCGGCGCCGTCGGCCATGATGACGTGCACCCTGGGGTTCGACAGGGCTGGCTGGTCGGACATTCAGGCTCCTTTGATCTGGTCGCAGATGTCGTCGGCCGATGCGGTGTAGATCCGGTCGGCGTCGGATTCGGTGCGGTCCACCGCGCGGGCCATGTAGTGGGAGCGGGCCTCCACCGGCGCCGCGTACGGGACGGTCGCGGACACCGCCGCACCCCGCACCGCGATGGACGCCCGGAGCCGGCCGGTGCGGACCGGGGCGAAACCCTGCGCCGCCCCGGCCAGCACCTTCCCGTACTCGGCGGTGGCGTCGGTCATCCGCTCCAGGTCGGCGGCCGCCGCGTGCATGGTCCGGCCCACCCGGTCCGCGCCGCGGACCTTCGCCACCTCGGCCACTACTTCGCCGTTTTCTTGCTGCTGCTGCCGGTGGCGGTGACGCCGCCCCGGGTGTAGGTCGGGGCCGCGGTCAACACGAACTCGAAATCCGAGTTCAGCGTTTTGCCGTACTCGTCGGCCCCCAGGTCGAGGGGATCAAGGATCAGCGTCCCGGTGGCGGTGACGCCGGCCTCGGTGTTCGGGGTGTACTCATACAGCTGCTCGCTGCCCATCTGGTCCCAGGACAGCGCGAACAGCCCGGTGGCCTCGATGGGGTCGATGTCCAGGTTGCCGGTCAGGGTGTGCGCGTAGGTGACCGGCGCCTGACTGCTGGTGCCGCACAGGTGGTAGGTCGGGTCGTCCTGCGACCGGTCGGTGGTGATCGTCGCGTTGTTCACCAGGCAGGACACGTCGATGGCGGACCCGGTGGCGCCGATCTTCAGGGTGCCGGGGCCCAGCTTCACGGTGGCGCCGGCGGTCACATCAGGCATGGCGAAGCCTCTCTAACGGGGTTGT